TTTGGAACATTCTCAACACCACAAGTTATTGACCCGATTACTTATGCGGGATACGTTGCAAACACATTACCTAGTTCATCAGGAAGTATTGGACTAGTGGTCTCTCAAGCCCAATCACCACAAGCTTGGACGGCAATGTATACAAACGTAGGGTTTTCAACTATACCTGGTTTGGTGTATACAGACGGTGGTTCTTATTATACTGACTTCTTTATTGATAATAATGTTGAATTTACAGCATCTAATGTCCAACAGTTCTCAACACTTATTAAAATTTACGGAACTCAAAAATTAAATAATAACGGTAACTATAACTCCACATTATTTAATCAAGATATAACAAACTTCAATACTCAAAAAGATAACTACGTTAGTCAAGTTTTAACTCAGTTATTTTTTAAATTACAAAGACAACTACCAACCATAGATAGTGTTTCCATTAAACCAATTAATTCTGCCGTAAATGGTACCCAACCTAAAATTGAGTATTGGGAAACATTTAAAGCATTTAATGATAAATGGATTGCGGGTAATGATTATAGAGAAAAAACATTATTTGAAGATGTGATGTTTTTAGATAGGGCCAATAGAGATATTGGAGACAAAGTTTACTTTGATATCTTTAAAGTAAAATCTTATTTGTTTTCAGTTGAAAATCAAAATCTTCGTGTAATTGATTTTTTAAGTCAAATCATATTTGACAACCGATTTTATATGATGCCTATGTCGTCATACATTAATTTTTGGGGTATTAATGACGTAAGACCTAATGTTGAACCAGTTCCTGAAGGTAGTACGGACTTGGCGAATTCAATGTTTGGAACATTTACCGAAGTAGATACTAGAATGTCCTCACCTAAATTGGTTTGTTTTTATGCTGGTAAACCATCAGAACACTTAGATACAAGAGACAATCCTGACTTTAGATTTAAAAATGATATATTCCTATTAGCAAGGGCGAGTGACAACCCATTATTGGATAAATTAACAGATAAGACAAATTGGTCTCAAAGTAATAAAGTGGTGGGATTTAACGTTGATTTTGGTAATAGAAGTCAAAGTATGTTCTATAACATTCAAATTGACCAAAACCAATATGCGGCAACAACTGAGGCTAATGCGATGATAACTGAGGCGGTAAACGCAGTTGGAGGTAGAAGAACATTCACACAAAATGTTGGTTTATTCGGTTTCTATAAGATGAGGTCATATGAATGTCAAATTGAATCATTAGGAAATGCTATGATTCAACCAACTATGTATTTTAATTTAAGACACGTTCCAATGTTTAATGGACCTTACATGATACAGTCTGTTGTACATAACATAGATGCTGGTAATTTTAGAACCACATTTAAAGGTGTTAGGATGCCTGTGTATTCATTACCAAAATTGGATAATCAAATCGCATCAATAAACCAAAGTTTATTATCTAATTTGGTGTCTGAAATTCAGAGAAAGAGACAAGTTGAACAAACAACCGCCAACCCACCAACAAACATTACAACTGTGGGTAACACAATTTATACAAAAGGAAGTTACACTCCCGAATCGTCATCAACTTGTAATACAAGTTTAAGTTCTACATATGAAAATTATGTTGGAGTTGATTCAGTTGAGGTTAAGTTTAACTACTCACAAATTGCGTCAACTTTAAAATCATTAACCACAGATACAAGAGTAAGGGCTAGTGTATTCTATACTATGTATGTAAATGGGGTTAAAGAAAATCAATTTGTTGGTTACAATTACAATTTTGCGGGAGCACCGTTAGGTGGATATCTATATGACAATATAAATTATGGTGGACTTAAGACATATTTTAACGGAACTTATTTCTGTATGAACGATGGTTATTACTCAAGACCATATGCATCTTTTGATAACCTACAAAATTTTATGAGTTTTATGGTTGATTACTATAAAACAAAAGTGGACTTATTTAATTCCGCTTGGAATAGTGGAACACTTACATACGAGAACTATCCATCAACTATGGCGGCAATTTTAATTGATTTTTGGCCTTACCCTCGTTTTGGGACAAATTTACAAAACAATAAACAATTAGATGATTGGTTTAAAAATAATGAAAGTAAAGCTGAAGACTTAACAATTAAGGCAACTGAAACTTTATCTATTATGAAAACAAATAATCTTTTGTAATGAACAGATATTTATAAGAAAAGAATTTTTATGAGCGTTAAAACTATTTTAGACAATTATTTGGGTAAAAATACCAAATACTCCGAAAGACCAAATGGTGACGGAACATCACAAGTTTGTGATTTAGAAACTGGAGATTGTTATACTGTGAGTGTAAAAGACGGTTTGATTGAAAGATTTGACAACACAAAAAAAGTTAACAGAAGAGTCCAAGTTGAAACCCCTATGGGTGTTAAACAATTATTAAACGGATAACAAAAAATGAAAACTGACGAAAGAATATTATCGGAAATTAAAAGATATAACTCCATTAACAACTATATAATGGAACAGGATGCATTAGATGCTCCTGACTTAGGTGCGGAACCGACACCGGCTCCTGATTTAGGTGGTGCACCTGCGGATGCTCCTGTTGCGACACCTGCAGATACAACACCAACAGTGATTGATGTGGAGACTGATACCGATGTTGAAAAAATTAATAGTAAAGGTGAATCCGAAAAAATAGAATCAGGTACTGAAGAATTAGACATCACTGATTTGGTTGATAGCCAAAAGAAAATTGAAACCAAACAAGAAGAGTATTTTCAAAACTTATTTGGTCAGTTGGAAACTTTACAATCTAAATTAGGTGAAATGGACGGGTTAGTTCAAAAACTAAACGACATTGAGACTAAACTTGAAAAATACAGACAAAAGACTCCTGAAGAAAAGTTGGAGTTAAGAAGTTTGGATTCAGGTCCATATAATCAAAAACTGACAGACTATTTTTCAGACAAACTTCCTGAAATGGAAAAACAGGGTAAGGAGTATGTCTTAACAAGTGATGACGTACAAAGTTTCTCACCAAATGAAATCAAAAAAACATTTGCTGCGGAACTCCCCTCAATGAACACGAGAAACTATAACAACTAAAATAAAGGAAGGGGATGAAAATCCCCTTTTTTATTCCTATCTTTGAAAACACCTTGACGAAAAAACTAAATTGGCGATTTGACAAACGAGAAATTAACAACTATAATTTATAAAAACTAAAAACAAATTTTATTATGACAAATGTATTAGATGCAGTATTGGCGCAGTATGAAAAGAACACAGCGAACTTTGGCGAAGACAGAATGACACAAGAAGAAAGAATGAAAAAGTATTTCGCTTGTATCCTTTTGGACAATGAATCACAAGGACAACGTAAAGTACGTATCCTTCCAACTAAAGATGGTAGTTCACCTTTTAAAGAAGTGTGGTACCATGAAATTCAAATCGACGGGAAATGGACAAAATTGTATGACCCGGGTAAAAATGACAACGAACGTTCACCTTTAACTGAGGTTTATGAAGAGTTGGTATCAACAGGTAAAGAATCTGACAAAGAATTAGCAAAACAATACAGGTCACGTAAGTTTTACATCGTAAAAGTTATTGACCGTGACAAAGAACACGAAGGTGTTAAGTTTTGGAGATTCAAAGACAACTATAAAAAAGACGGAGTGTTGGATAAAATTATTCCAATTTGGAGGGCTAAAGGTGACATCACCGACGCTAACACAGGTAGAGACCTTATCATCCAACTCCAAAAATCAAAAACAAATGCGGGTAAAGCATACACTTCAATTCAAACAGTGATGCACGACGACCCATCTCCACTACACTCAGATGCTGAGATTATGAAGTCTTGGTTGGAAGATGACTTGGTGTGGGGTGACGTATATTCTAAGAAACCCGTAGAATACTTAGAAGCAATTTCACGTGGTGAAGTTCCAAAGTGGAACCCTGAAACTCAAAAGTGGGTTTATGGTGATGAGGCAATCATGACTATGGGTGGAAACAAAGAAATGAAAAATTCTTATTCAGACCCACAAGCAGGAGCAGAACCTGACGAAGATTTACCATTCTAATTATATATTGAGCATGGACACTTACATAGACATAGTGTCCATGCTCTTTATTTTTAATAAAAAAAACAAACGTATATATAATGGCAATTAAGAAAAAAGAATTTGGAGATATTAAGAAACAGTTTTCTTCCTCCGCAAAATATAAACCACAAAGATTTCTTGACTTAGGAAAAGATTTCTTGGATGCAGTTGGATTACCTGGTCCTGCTATTGGTCATTTAAATATGTTCTTGGGACACTCAGATACAGGTAAAACAACCGCAGCGGTTAAATCAGCGGTTGCCGCTCAGAAAATGGGTGTACTTCCCGTGTTTATTATTACCGAACAAAAATGGAGTTTTGAACACGCAAAACTTATGGGTTTTGAGTGTGATGAGATTATTGATGAGGAAACAGGTGAAGCTGATTGGGACGGATTTTACATATTCAACAACAACTTCAGCTACATTGAACAGATTACTGATTACATCAATAGCTTATTAGATGCTCAAGAAAAAGGTGAATTGGATTACAGTTTATGTTTTATTTGGGATTCTGTAGGTTCAGTTCCTTGTAAGATGACTTACGAAGGTAAAGGAGGTAAACAACACAACGCAGCGGTTCTTGCCGACAAAATTGGTATGGGTATCAACCAAAGAATTTCAGGTTCCCGTAAAGCGGATTCAAAACATGAAAATACGTTGATTGTTATCAATCAACCTTGGGTTGAATTACCTGACAATCCATTTGGTCAACCAAAAATTAAGGCAAAAGGTGGTGAAGCGATTTGGTTAAACTCATCTTTGGTATTTTTGTTTGGTAATCAAAAAGGTGCGGGAACAAACAAAATTTCCGCAACAAAAGACAAAAGAACTGTTAAATTTGCCATCCGTACAAAAGTTTCTGTTATGAAAAACCACATCAATGGTTTGGGTTATGAAGATGGTAAAATTATTGTAACACCACATGGATTCTTGGCAGGTAAAGATGCGTCTGAAGAGAAAACATCTATTGAGGCTTACAAGAAAGAATATGCTGAGTATTGGAATCAAATCATTGGTTTGGACGGAGATTTTGATTTGAAAGAAGAAGTTGAACAAGCATAAAAATATTATAGTGGAAAAGACCTTATTAGTTGATGGAGACAACTTATTTAAAATTGGATTTCATGGTGTTAAAGATTATTATCACAATGGGAATCACATTGGAGGTCTTTTCCATTTTATCAATGCTCTCCGTAGGCACTTAGACGAAAATAATTTTGATAAAGTTTTAGTGTTTTGGGATGGACCTGAAAACTCCGTAGTAAGACAAAAAATATATCCCAACTACAAACAAAATCGTAGAACATCTCTCAACGAATTCCAAAAGGACAATTATTATTGGCAAAAAAACAAGGTTAAAAAATACCTTGAAGAAATGTTTGTTAGACAAGTTGAATTTGAACAATGTGAAGCCGATGATTTGGTTGCTCAATATTGTTTAATTGCTCCAAATGAGAAGAAGACAATATTCTCATCAGACAAAGATTACTTACAACTTGTTGATGAAAATACAACGGTATATGCACCAATAGCCAAAATTTATTATAGGTCAGGTGATAAAGTAAAAATATTTGAATATGAAATACCTGTTACTAATGTTCTGACTTACAAAATTTTAACAGGTGACAAATCGGACAACATTGCAGGTATCTATGGATTAGGTGAAAAGAAACTTATTAAATTCTTTCCTGAATTACTTGACGAAACCGTTTCTATTGATGATATTTTAACCAAGGCAGAACTTTTAATAAAGGAGGATAAAGACAACAAGACACTTCAAAATCTCTTAACGGGAAAAACTAAAGAAGGGATATTTGGAAATGAATATTTTCAGATTAACAAACAAATTGTTGACCTCAAAAACCCACTACTAACAGACGAAGCTAAAGATATGGTTCAGGATTACTGTACCGAATCTTTAGACCCCGACGGAAGGGGTTACAAGAACCTTATCAGAATGATGACTGATGATGGTCTCTTTAAATACCTACCCAAGTCAGATAATGCTTGGGTATATTTCATCACACCATTTTTGAAACTAACAAGAAAAGAAAAAAGAAAACACACACAAAACAAAAAATAATATGAAAGAACAAGATTCAGTAAAATTAGAATTTTTGATTACGTTAAACAATAACATTGTTATCCAACGTTTCTTCAATGTCAAAAACTACAACAATGACGCAAAAAATTCTCTAAACCTATATTGGTATTTAAGAGAATTTGCCGAAATGTTTGCGTATGACCTAAAAATGAAAACAGTTGTCTACATGATGGATAATCAAGATGAAATCATGGAAGACGCATCGGTCTTGTCAACTTCAATGACTGAAGGTGACGAAGTGTTTAACATTTATTTAAAGGTTGGTGATATGACAATTTGTCAGAGACAGATTGATGCAAAAATCTACCCACCTAAAATAAGATACACCGTAGACATACGTCCGCAAGTAAAAACCGTATTAAAGGATTTGACTGACATTTTTTCAGACGATGATTTAATTTACACTTACCACGGAATTAGTTTAGTTGGGTAATATTTATCAAATCCAAGAGGAGAATAAATTATGTCAATGCAGAGAAATTTTGAGTATTTAGGTCAGTCATTTCAGTTACAGTTATTAAACCAAATTATAGTAGATAAAGATTTCACACATTCAATTATAGACGTAATCGAACCCTCCCATTTTGAAAACAAGTATTTCAAAACCATATTACAGATGGTGAAGGAGTATTATACAAAATACTCTTGCTCACCATCATTTGAAACTTTAGAACAGATTTCTAAAAGTGAATTCCCACAAGAAATGATGTTGAGAATTTTGATGGACACCATCAAACAAATTCAAAACGCACCATTTGAAGGGGCTTCATTTGTTCAAGACAAAGCTTTGAAATTCTGTAAACAACAAGAACTTCAAAAGGTAATGACTAAAGCACAAAAGATTATTGATGCTGGTGAGTTTGAAAGTTACGACAAGTTGGAGGAATTAGTTAGAGCGGCACTCCAAGTAGGTGAAAGAGACGGACATAACAATGACGTTTTTCATAACTTAGATGACGTTCTAAACGACGATTTTAGACACCCGATACCAATTGGTATTGCGGGTATTGATAAACTCTTAAAAGGTGGTTTGGCAAAAGGTGAAATTGGTGTGATATTGGCACCAACGGGTGTGGGTAAAACCACAATTCTTACAAAGATAGCCAATACCGCTTTTAATGTGGGATACAACGTTCTTCAAATCTTTTTTGAAGACAATCCAAAAGTTATCCAAAGAAAACATTTTACCATATGGACAGGTATTGCTCCTGATAACTTGGCGGAAAACAGAGAAGAAGTTATTGAAAAAGTAAGAGAAATTGAGGGTAGTATGCCCAACAGATTAATTTTACAAAAAGAAGCTTCAGATACTTTGACAATGAACCAAATCAAAAACAAAGTAAGAAAAATGATTGCCGATGGAGTTAAGATTGATTTAATTCTTATTGACTATATTGATTGTATAGTTCCCGACAGGAACTTAGGGGACGAGTGGAAAAGTGAAGGTTCTGTAATGAGAGGGTTTGAGGCTATGTGTCACGAGTTGAATCTCGCTGGTTGGACAGCGACTCAAGGAAACAGAAGTTCCATATCTTCAGAAGTTGTAACCACCGACCAAATGGGAGGTTCAATCAAGAAGGCGCAAGTAGGGCACGTTATTATATCAGTGGCAAAAACTCTCCAACAGAAAGAAATGAAACTCGCAACAATTGCAATTACTAAATCCCGTTTAGGTCCTGATGGGGTTATCTTTGAAAACTGTAAGTTCAATAACGAATTGATTGAGATTGACACTGAAAGTTCTGTAACTTTCTTAGGTTTTCAAGAAAACAAAGAACAACAAAAGAGTGACAGAATCAAGGAACTTATGGAAAGAAGAAAACAAAGAGAAACAGGACCACAAACTGAACAAAATAATTTGAACTAATAAAAAAAAATTAATAAATTTAAAAAAATGGACGCATCACAAAAGATATTGTCAGACCTAACTGTCTACATGAAGTACGCAAAATTCACTCCTGAGTTGGAAAGAAGAGAAACTTGGGAAGAATTGGTTACAAGAAACATGAACATGCACATCAAAAAATACCCCCACATTGCAAGTGAAATTGTGGAGGTGTATAAGTATGTGTACGATAAAAAAGTATTACCTTCAATGAGGTCAATGCAATTTGGTGGTAAACCAATTGAGATTTCTCCAAACAGAATCTACAACTGTGCTTACCTTCCTATTGACCACTTGGATGCATTCTCAGAAACAATGTTCTTGTTGTTGGGTGGAACTGGTGTTGGATACTCAGTTCAAAAACACCACGTAGAAAAACTTCCTGAAATTAGAAAACCTAACCCAAATAGAACAAGAAGATTCTTGGTTGGTGATTCTATTGAAGGTTGGGCTGACGCAATTAAAGTATTAATGAAATCTTACTTTGGTGAAAACTTGTCAACACCTGAATTTGATTTTTCAGATGTTAGACCAAAAGGGGCTCAACTTGTAACATCAGGTGGTAAGGCACCAGGTCCTCAACCTTTGAAAGATTGTATTCACAAATTGAAAGGTATGTTGGATGCTAAAGAAGATGGTGAAAAATTATCACCGATTGAAGTACACGACATGGTATGTCACATTGCAGACGCAGTTCTTGCGGGTGGTATTCGTAGAGCGGCTTTGATTTCATTGTTCTCGGCAGATGATAATGACATGATTGCTTGTAAGTCAGGTGCTTGGTGGGAAACAAACCCACAAAGAGGTAGAGCAAATAATTCCGCAACTTTGGTTAGACACAAAATCACAAAAGATTTCTTTATGGACTTGTGGAAACGTGTTGAAGCGTCAGGAGCGGGGGAACCTGGTATCTACTTTACAAACGATAAAGATTGGGGAACAAACCCATGTTGTGAAATCGCACTTAGACCAAATCAGTTTTGTAACTTGTGTGAGGTAAATGTTTCTGACATTGAATCACAAGAGGACTTGAACAATCGTGTTAAAGCGGCGGCTTTCATCGGAACACTTCAAGCGGGTTATACTGACTTCCATTACTTGAGAGACATTTGGAAACGCACTACTGAAAAAGAAGCGTTGATTGGTGTGTCAATGACAGGTATCGGTTCTGGTGTTGTATTGGGTTATAACATGAAAGAAGCGGCAAAACTTGTTAAAGAAGAAAATGCAAGAGTTGCTGAGTTGATTGGTGTTAACAAGTCGGCTCGTACAACTACCGTAAAACCTGCAGGGACAACATCTCTGACATTGGGAACATCTTCAGGTATCCACGCATGGCACAACGATTACTACATCCGTAGAGTCCGTGTTGGTAAGAACGAAGCTATCTACCAATACTTGGCAATGTATCACCCTGAGTTGGTTGAAGATGAATTCTTCCGTCCACACGACACGGCTGTTATTTCAGTTCCACAAAAATCTCCTGAAGGAGCGATTTTGAGAACAGAATCTCCGTTCCAATTGTTGGACCGTGTTAAGAAAATTACACAAGAGTGGGTAAGACCTGGTCACAGAAGTGGTTCTAACACACACAACGTATCGGCAACAATCAGTTTGAAAAATGAAGATTGGGAATTGGCTGGTGAGTGGATGTGGGAAAATCGTGATTTCTATAACGGTTTGTCAGTATTACCTTATGATGGTGGAAGTTACATTCAAGCACCATTTGAAGATTGTACAAAAGAAGAATACGACAGATTGTTTGCTAAACTTAGTTCAATTGATTTATCAAAAGTTGTTGAATTACAAGACAACACAGATTTAAGTGGTGAGTTGGCTTGTGCTGGTGGAGCGTGTGAAATTAAATAATAACAATATAAACACATCAAACGAAGGGGAGGGTCAAAAGCTTTCCCCTTCTGATTTTTATATTGAAGATGGGAAATACGTCTTCACAAAAGAGTTTCATTTAAAACGAGGTTATTGTTGCGGGAATGGTTGTAAAGAGTGTGCATATTATCCCCTTCACAAAAAAGGGAACACGAATATATTTATAGACAATGGCTAATGGAAAAACATATGGAATAACATTCCCCTTTACCGATTCGTTCAATGGACAATATTTGGATTTAACTGATTATGCCAAAGAAGAAGTAAGAACCGATTTAGTTCATTTGTTATTAACAAGAAAAGGGTCAAGGTATTACTTACCCGATTTTGGAACAAGACTAATGGAATTTATATTTGACCCATTGGATGGTCCTACATTCTCGGCCATTGAGGCGGAGATTAGAGATAGTGTTTCTAAATACATTCCAAACCTACAAATCACAACAATTAGTATTACCGATGCTACACAAGAAGAATCTACTCAAACTGTAACAACCGCTGGTAATGTTATAAATCAGGGATTAATAATCCCAAATCAAGGAGTGGTAGAATATACCGCAAAAGTTAGAGTTGATTTCACAGTAACCAACGACGCATTTGGAACTCAAGATTTTGTAATAATCAATATTTAATTTATATGGCAAATCAACAGATATCGTATACTGCAAGGGACTTTCAGGGTATAAGACAAGAATTAATAAACTATGTTAAACAGTACTACCCCGATTTAATCAACAACTTTAATGATGCCTCAGTATTTTCAGTATTGATGGATTTGAATGCTGCGGTTGCTGACAACTTACACTTTCACATTGATAGAAGTATTCAAGAGACGGTTCTTCAATATGCTCAACAACGTTCATCAGTTTACAACATTGCAAGAACTTACGGATTAAAAATACCTGGTCAAAGACCATCAGTTGCTTTGACTGACTTTTCAATTACCGTTCCTGCGTTTGGTGATAAAGAAGATGAAAGATACTTGGGGGTATTAAGAAAAGGTTCACAAGTGTTTGGTGCGGGTCAAGTATTTGAAAACGTAAATGATATTGATTTTGCTTCACCATTTAATTCTGAAGGATTTCCAAACAGATTAAAGATTCCAAACTTTGATGCCAACAACAACCTTATTAACTATACCATTGTTAAGAGAGAAATAGTTGTAAACGGTGTGACAAAGGTATTTAAGAGAGTTATTACACCAAATGATGTTAGACCTTTCTTTGAATTTTTCTTACCTGAGAAGAATGTATTGGGGGTTACCGCAATTATTGAAAGACAAGGAACAAATTATTCAAACGTTCCATCGGCACCTGAATTTTTGAATCCCATTGGTAAATGGTACGAAGTTGATTCACTTGCCGATGATAGAGTGTTTATTGCCGATATCACAAAGAGGTCCGACCAACCCGGTGTTAAAGTTGGAAAATACATCCAAACACAACAAAGGTTTGTTACTGAATATACTTCAGAAGGATTTATGAAATTAACCTTTGGTGGTGGAACAAATACCGCTGAAGACCAATTAAGACAGTTTACTGCATTGGGGGTTCCAATGAACTTGGCTAAATACCAAAACAATTTTGCGTTAGGTTCAACACCACAACCAAATACCACATTGTTCATTCAATATAGAGTAGGTGGTGGATTGGGAACTAACTTAGGTATCAATACAATCAATACGGTTGGAACAGTTAATTTCTTTGTAAACGGACCAAACGAAACAACTAACACCCAAGTTATTAACTCATTAAGATGTAATAACGTAACGGCCGCAATTGGTGGTGCTGGTTATCCAACAACTGATGAAGTAAGAAACTTTGTGACTTATAACTTCGCATCCCAAAACAGAGCGGTTACAGTTGCCGATTACCAAGCCCTTATACAGAAGATGCCTTCTGAGTTTGGTGCACCTGCAAAAGTTTCAATTATTGAGAACGATAACAAAATTAATGTTCAGATTCTTTCTTATGATACTAATGGTTCATTGACCGAGATTGTTTCAAATACATTGAAACAGAACATTGCTGAGTATCTATCAAACTATAGAATGTTAAATGATTATATTGCTGTTCAAGTTGCCAATGTAATTGATTTAGGTATTGAAATTGAAGCTGTGTTAGACAACACTCAGAATCAGGGTGTGGTTATAGCAAACATTATTGATAGAGTTAGTTTATTGTTTAATCCATTGGATAGAGGTTTAGGTGAGAATGTTTACATTGCCAACATTAATAGAGCTATCCAAAGTGAAAATGGTGTTATCAACGTTGGTAACATTAGATTCTACAATAAAGTTGGTGGACAGTATAGTTCGTCTCAAACATCTCAAACATATGCTAATAATGAGACAAGAGAAATCCAACCAATTGATGGTATTTTATTCGCTCAACCAAGTCAAATTTACCAAGTTAGATTCCCTGAAAAAGATATTGTTGTGTTAGTTAAGAACTATACATCAACAACTATTTCCTGATGATTTATTTTTTTCAGTTTACGTCTATTTTTTCTAAAATAGACCAACAACTATTTATCAGGTAACCCATGAACAAAAATTATAGATTACGAACACAAGTCGGAGTCGACCGAGAAATACAAGTACAATTAGACCAAGATTGGGAATCAATTGAAATTCTTTCACTTAAAATCCTCCAATCGGAAATATACACAAGAATGTGTTCCGACTATGGTGTGGTTGCTGGTCGTGTAGTTGCAAATGGGGGTTATGGGGTTCCAAACGTTAGAGTTTCAGTATTTGTTCCAATCTCAGAGATAGATGAGTTGGACCCGGTGATATCAACACTTTATCCGTATAAACAATACGGTGATAAGAATGAGGATGGTTATAGATATAATTTATTACCTTACGAGGCTAGCCATGGTGGTCATTCACCAACAGGAACATTTCCTTCTTTAGAAGATGTTCTAACAAATCAAACTGTATTAGAAGTTTACGAAAAATATTACAAGTACACAGTAAAAACAAATGAGTCGGGTGACTATATGATTTTTGGTGCTCCGTTGGGAAACCAAACTATCGTAATGGACATGGACTTATCTGATATTGGTCCTTTCTCGTTGAGTCCACAAGATTTAATTAGAATGGGTAGAGCGACAACTGACCAAATAAGTGGTACTAAATTTAAAACATCTAGCGATTTGGAAGACCTACCACAGATTGTTTCTTACAATGAAAACATAAGTGTAAGTCCGTTTTGGGGAGATGAATCTATTTGTCAGATTAGAATTGAAAGAGTTGATTTTGACTTGAGACAATTAGGTATTGAAATCACACCAACATCAACATTTATGGGTTCTCTAATCTCAGGAGATGATGAAGACCCATTAAAACAAAATTGTAGACCAAGTTTAGATGGTGGTGATTTATGTAGTTTAGTAACAGGTCCGGGTCAAATCATTGCGATTAGACAAACACCGATATTAGATGAATATGACCGACCTTTTCTTGAACAATACCGATTAGATAACGATGGTAATGTTATTGATGAAAACGGTGTTTGGATGTTGGAAGTACCAATGAACTTGGATTACTTGGTTACAAATGAATTTGGAGAACAAATTATAAGCCCTGACCCAACAATTGGGATACCAACATCGGGTAAATACAGATTCAAAATTAAGTGGAAACAATCTAATGAATTGGGTGGGGATGTTAGACGAGGATATTTCTTAGTTCCAAACGTAAGAGAACATGGATGGACTGTATCTACTACAGACCCGTTAATTAATTTACCAAGTACGGACCCAAATTACATAAGTGCTAAAGCAAGTTATTATTTTGGTGTTGATTGGACAGGATATACAACGGGTACAACCGTAACTATAGACCAAAGAATAACCGATGCGATAAATTGCGTAGACACGTTTTACAAGTTTGAATATAATAAAGTTTACACAACAGCACAACACATTGACCAATTCTCAAGAGGAACTATTAGGTCAAGATTTTTAGGAATCAAAGACATTACCGACAGTAGTTGTACGACTGAGAACAACAAATTTCCAACTACAGATGCGGTTATGAGTAGTGACATAGTTTATTTCTTAGTATCAGTCTTATTGTCAATTTTGTTCATCCCATTATTAAGTGTGGTGTATGCTGCTCATATATTGGCATTAATATTTCCGATAGTTAAATTTTTAATAGCTTTTGTATTTGGAACATTAGCGGGAATATTAAATTTAATAATTTCGTTTATTAACGTATTTGGGGCTGACCTTGGTTATTTGTCACCTTCAGATGTGTTTAACAGTATTTTGGGTATTGATAATCCATTTATTAGTATACCACTTCCTATGTTGTCTTATCCTGATTGTAATGCGTGTTCTTGTGAAACTGAAAGTTTAGGTGAAGGTGAGTTAGGTGGTCAGGCCATGAAGGCTTATGAAGAAGATTCACCATCTTGTTCAGCATCATTCTTTAACTACACAAACTATACGATACAGAATGATGACAGTAAAAAAGCGTTGGCGGGTCTTGGTTCTCCTGATGTTTTAGAAAGAGTGTTGAGAAAACGAACACCAATTTTTGCAAATGTTAATGCGGTAAACACAACATCAAATGCGGTGGGGGCTTTACCTATATGGGAAAGAGCTAATTTATTTAATTTAAAATCAAAGTATT